AATCACCCACCGTTGTTGCCCCAATATTACTACTAACAATCCCAGCCCCAAGTGGGATTTTTTTGGCGGTTACGTGATATGTTTTAGGCGCACCATCACCATCACCATCACCATCACCATCACCATCTTCTGCTTGAACAGTAACATATAAATCTAACCCCCTGCGCAATTTATCACCTATCGATACTGAGACAATTCCACCCTCATCCATATAATTACCGAATGATGATAATGGCTTAATACTACTATCAGTTAATGGGTTATCCCAATCAATAATAGAAATCAACCTATCTTCATCAACACTATTGAACTCGTAAAACTCGTAATAATCTTCAAGTTTCCCACCAGTTGGAATAGATAAACCCCACCCCCAAGATTGCTCGTAAGAACTTATTGGATACGAACTTAAACCATCTATCATCAGTGGTGTAATTATTGAATAATAATTATTAAATTTTTCTTTGGCAATGAACTTAGTTTGCGGATCAGCAGATACCTCATATGTTAATGTGTTTATTTCATCCCCACGGTAGTCTTCAATGAATCCAGTTTTATAATCTTCGCCCCAAAGTTTTTTAAATTTAATACTAAATAAATCAACAATTCTTTTAATATCTCTCGGAAGATTTAATTTTGTATCGAATACGATACCAGTTTCCTCACAAAACGATTCAAGTGCATCAATAGAACAAGTTTCAATGTCACCATGATTCATTACAAAATTTGCAATTTTTTCATAGATGTTTTTACCGATATATGTCCCATCATCTAATCTATTTCCATATATGCTACCCAAGAAATTATCAAAAAGATTATCATAATTTAACATTAAATCAGTTGTCCTGTATGATTTCAATGTTTCAGTAGCATCAAAATCTTCATTTATTTTCTGGATATTATATTTATCTTGTGGGTAAATATTAAATGGCGCTGATTGCCCACTCAAATCATATGTAATAATTGTTCCGTCGAATCCGAATTTATTAAACCACCTAAACCCATTCCAATCACCATATGCGACATATTTATTTTTTTCATTGTCGATATCTTCATTTATTGTGATTTTTGTGGTATTATTGGTATCGTCTACATCAATAATATCAACAACATCATCATCGCTATTTAAAACCCACACATGTCCATATGAGTCACCCGTTATGCCACCTATATTTTTATACCCATGTACAACTGAGCCGCCTATCCCCCCCGTAACTAACTCTATGGGAACTTCTCCAATAAATTGACCCGATTCTAATGAATCGTTGGTTTCTGTAATAGTTACAACATCAGATAAATACGTATTTAATAACGTTCCCCCAACTACGGTTATTGTGTTGTTTGATATATTTATAGTTCCCCCACTATATGTTTTTACACCAATTGTCACAGCCCCGTTTCCCATTGAACCAAACCAATGTGCCGCTAAACGAATGGACATATAATCGGAACCCCCATTTTCCTTTAAATTGGCAACATCGACAACAACGCTCTCATATCCAGATGCTGTATTATCCCCACCCCACAGCATAACATAATCAGTTGCACTGTTACCAACATATGTATCCCTATCGTATCCAACCTCAACCCCACTCCAAAACTCACCATCCTGTATTATGGAAGTTCTAGTATCCAAATCATCACCACTGGTTTGTTCCCAATAATATGTAATAACTATCCACGATGTTGATAATTCTGGGGATATTGATGTATAATTTTCATTTTCAATTTCTTTTTCATATGGATGTACGATCACCTCATTACTTGTAGAATCTATTTCTACAAGTCTATTATAATCTGTCCCAACATCGTGTTTTTTAACGATAGACCAAACATTTTGATTTGTATCAATGGTTATAAATTCAGCGTCATACCCTATAGCATTACTGCTTGATGAATTATCAATTGTTGAATATTTTTTAATATAGCTCTCCCCACTATAATAATTTGTAGCTAAAATATACAACGAATCCCCACTTCTATTAGATAACATATCAACAGGAACATCACTTGATAAACCAATCGTCCCGATAGATGATAACGTATATGGATCAGTTGATCTATCCAACACATATTTTTGAACAAAATTATATCCACCACCTGTATATGCTATATATATCGTTTTATTGTCACTTAAAATATCCAATGCTGCTGGTTGATAGACAAATCCATCTTCATTATCAATATAGACATAACTCGACAATTCTATACCACCATTATATATAATAGGTGAACCACTTAATGTAACAAACTCCCCGCTTATTTGCGGGTATAAATCTATTTTTTTGACCTCATCACCAGTAACGTATAATAAATCAGCAGTATCGTGAAGGGTTATAAAATAATCGCCAACTTTATCCATTTGTATTTGAGCAGGAGATGACACCCCCCGATATGACGTTAAACCATCTGAAGATAAAATAAATTCATCATAACTCGATAATTCAATTGAGCTAATCAATTCAAATGAAGTATCATATATTTCAATTCGTGAATCATCTGAATCTAAAAATACAGCATTATAATTTGTATCGATCAATGCACCAAATTTATTTGAAGTAACCCCATCGTATTCATTACCTATTACATCGGAATCTTTTCTTATATAGCTTTTATCAAACCCATCAATAAATGATGTTCTATAAATTTTATTTGAGTTTTCATCAGAGAATATACCATACCTCGTCAATATCTTATTAAGTGAGTAATCGATAGATGTTGATGCTGTTAGAGTGACGGCTTCTGTTGTTGGTTGTGTAACTATAAAATAAGATTCAAAAAACCCACCGAGATTACTGAAATCTGGGACAAATCTTTCTAATGTATTACCTTCAAATGATGGTAAACTCTCTTTAGAAACATCCCCTATAAACCCTATATTAATTTCATGTGAACTTATTACATCAGATTCAATAGGATCGGTTTTAATGAAATTATTATTTGAATCTACTAATCTAATATTGTAAGGTATTTGTGTATTAATGAATTTAATATTAGAAATATCGAATACACCATTTGATGTTATGGATAATTTTTCTGGAACAATATTATCAACAAACACCGAATTTATCAATGATGGGTATTGTAAATAATCTTCTTTTTTAAATTTTTCATCCCCATAAACACCAGATAAATTTTGCGTTACAATGATAGTTGACGGTAAATAATCTTCATCTGGAGAAATACCAGATGGCGTGTCATCAACAAAAAAGAATTTCGCTTGTGAACTAACCCCAACAAATACACTGTCACTAGATTCGTTTGTATCTAGATAAATTTCTCCATTTATTTTTTGAGCATATATTTTATCTTGGGATAATGTAACAGTTTCGATCACATTGTCATCAGTATCTAAAAATCTCCAATTTGGTTTTAAATGTATTCTTTTATCTGTAATATCAAAAGGGATGCTCTTTGAATTTTCAGCGTATAAATGTAGAAATGAGTCTTCACAATATTGTTGCCAACTGTTATAAACATTGGCAATAAATGCTGTATCATTTTTAACAGATGCGGTTATTGATCCCCCACTATAAGAACCACTATCCCATTCCATAAGATTTGGGATTAAATTTCTAACAGTTACTGTTTGTGGTTCCGATTTAACAGGTTCACCACTTGGAAGGTATTGTGTTAATGTTATATCAAAATCACCAACGGTTTCATAAACATGTTCAACAGTTTGACCAATTGATCGATTACCATCACCAAAATCCCATATATAGTAGTTCGAACTATATTCATCGGATGGTATCGATGATACCCGTAGTGGAGTTAATTGATTAGAATATAACTCAGTATCTGATAATATTTGAAAGGTTGGCTTATCCATTTGTTACATTAATTTTTTCAGAAAGATTATCTAAATCATAGAAGAATGCATATTGAAAATCTTCTAAATTATAATTTTGTGATGTACTGGTATAATTTGTATCATACACAACATCCCAAATATAAAGATTCAACCCATTAGAAACTCTATCCCCATTTTTTGTTGATATAGACGAAACACCATTTATATTTAATATTTTATTGTTTAATTCTTGAAGATTTATTGTTTGTCCAAGTTCAAAATTTGAAGGGAGAAAGTAATTTTTAAAAATATTTACAATTTGTGTTTTAATATTTTTAATATCAATATTAGATGAACTTGTTGTAACTTCTAGCGTTGTTTCCGATATATCACCTAACGATACAGTATCCCCAATACCAGTGATGCCGATATCAACCCCCATATAAACTGGGTCTTGAATTATAATGTCAAGAGATATTTCCTTCTTATCTTCCATCGCATCGATAATAGTTTGTTTTTGAGCAGGATTGATATAATTAATTCGTCTTAATGTAGAAAATTTCTGCTCAACTCTTGGGACAACATATATATAAACGTTATTAAAATTACATGGAGTTGAAAAGAAATATTGATTTGTTAAAATACGACCATCTTCAAATGGATACGCTACACCAATTTGTGATAAATATCCAATATGGTTTTCAAGAAAATCTCGATTATTTATAACCTTAACTGAACTGATTATACCACTATAGTTATTTTTAACAAACGATGTAAAGTCATTTTTACTAATTAAACGATTTTGGCTTTGATAGAAAATGGACGCATTCGATTTAATATTATCAACACTTTCTTTAACTGATGATTTAGTCGATGGTAAATTATTTGAGAACGAAATATTAGAAACATCTGATGTTGATATATAGTTGATATCATTAATATCTGATAAAATTTGATTTATTCTAGGTGTGCTAAATATAGTCATTTGACCACTAAGGAAATCTTGTGTAACTTCACCTTCTTCGCCTTGGCTATTTAAATAAAATACACTTACGATATCCCCACGTTGTAATGCTGAACCATTAATACCATCACCAAAAATAATATCATAATCTGAATTTTCATTTAAACGAACAGAAAAATTAGTTTCATCATAATCTGAAAAGTATAAATCCTCAACTTGTTTCCATTCTGACCACACCCCATTTCTTTGAACATATACGTCGATTGTATTTGAATCAATGTATTTATCACTTGCTGAAAGAGTGATAATCTCTGATGCATCGCCAACAGATGTATAGTCACCTAATCTCTCATACTTACCATTGTATAAAATATATGAGTTAGAAAACTCCGTGAGAGTTTCTTGGGTATCTGTGGTTTTAACGAATGTTCCATCTTTAACTAAAGAATAGCTTATACCATCAATATTAAAGAATGAATATCTTGGGATACTATATACACCTTTTGCGAGTGTAGATGTAGCGGTAAATCCCAATGTAGCAGTTACAACCCCTCTTGGTTTATATGCAATCAACTTAACAATCCTGTTAACGTTTTCGTAAAACTCTGCCTCCGAAAACATAGACTCTTTAGATGTTTGGTTTAAATAGAATAAAAGAGTATTATTAGCATATGCTAATATATCTAGTAGATTATTTAAGTTGCTACCAACGAATTTTTGATCTGTAAACCATTCATTATCAGATAGTTTCTGAATCATATAAGATTTAAATGATTCAGCATCAAAGTTTAGATACGCATCTGTTGGTAAATTGTAGTTTATGTAGTTTTCTGCCATTTCAATTATTTATTAAATATTTTTGATTTATCAAATATTTGTGAACCCATTCTCAGTAAAAATGCTACGATAAACAACATCCTTATTGAGTGATGGTATAGTTAGGTTTAATGATATATCATAACTATTGTATTCTTCATCAACAACAACTTCAACAAATTTAAGTGTTACCCTTGATTCATATTTGCGAATACCTTGTTCGATTTTACGACCAATTAATCTAGCGGTATATTCATTTGCATTTTCAAACAAAAATTGAGATAAATCCAACCCATATTCTGGGTCGAGTAGCCTTTGTTTTGGTCGTGTTGAAAAAAGGTTTCGCAATGAATTCGCAATAGCATGTTCATCAAAATCTGTTTTGATGTCACCATTACCACCACCTCTTGTTAAATTAGATTCACCATACGGAGTATATTCATTTTCCATATCCAAAGAAAGGTCAGAATAGGTGTAATCTGTTTTAAAATTTTTTTCAAATTGAATAGAAATTGCCATTTTAATTATTTATAACAAAAATTGATTTGAAAAAACATTCCAATTTTATAAATAATTAAAACTATATTTAATATGAAATTTAATAAAAAATTTAAAAAATATTCTAAAATGTTCCTTGAGGGTGTAATTGCACAAGAACATTTACCAATCCATCAAGGTGATCAAGTAGAATTTGCTAAGGATTGGGCTAAAAAGCTACCAGATATCGCTAACACTAGTACAGGTCAACGTATCAAAGAGATGATTGATCAAACTGATAATATTCTTATTGCAACATCTATTTCTGGTAAAAAACCTATGGCATATGGTTCACATGGTTCTCAAGAAAATAACCCAGCTATGGAAACAGAATATGTTGTCACAGTTGGGGAACAATATGCATTGGGGCTTTATAAAAATATCGTAACTGTTCCTATGAATGCTTTAGTTGGTGTTAATAACGGAGTCAATCTACCCCCTCTGTCCAAAAACCAACAAGAAAAGGAGAGGAAACAAAATTACAAAGGTGAAGAACCTAAGATTGATAAAACATTATCTGACCCAACTTCACAAACACATGCATCATGGAAAGATCATGGTGGAGGATTACCTAGTTAATCCATATATTCATCCCACCATTTAGCATGGTGGTTTTTAACCCAAATTAATAAGGCGCGACTATATCCAATGTCGCGCCTTTCTTTTTCAGACTCTATCCATTTTAGTTTCTGGATTTCCTCGCACTCAGAAGAAAGTTTTTTAAACAAGCTTGAGTCTGAAAAATCCTCTTTCATTATGAAGATTTATGAATCTTCCTTTTGGGTTTCTGCCCTTTTCTTTGCTCGCTTAACCTGTGACGGTGAAAAGAGCAACGACCCCTCATCCGAAGAATACACTAATAGATATTCCTTTGATTCAAGATGAGGGTAATTAATATGTGTATTATCGACCCACTCAACTGTGGTAATACCTAGAAATTTTTTTATTTTTTTAAACATATTATCCTAATATTCTTTTTAATTATTTATAATTTAAGTGTATTTTTTCCAATTTTCTTCGGAAGACATAACGGAATATAGTCTTTGAAATAAAATTAAACCAATATATTGAATCCTACGTTTAAATGAGTTTGGTTTATCCTCTTTATTAGGCCATTGTTTAATCATCTTGCGATACAACTTTGCCCCCTTTTTAATTTTAAATTTAGTATATTTAATTTCATTTAACGAACTATACATAATCGGCATATTATTCATAGTATCATGCATAGCCGATGCTGCGATACATGCCTCTGCATCACGTTCACCAACCAGTTTTTCTAAAAATTTTGGATAAGACGGACCATCAAATACATAGCCTATAGGTAATGCAAATATCGCATTATCCTTGTACCTATAGTATAACGATTGAGTTAACTGATAACCATTTTTTACAGATTTCCCATACCAAGTTTTTTTGTATACTTTGCAGGGCGTATAATGTATTTCAGTAGATATCCACATTAGCTAGGGAAGTTGTATACTAATTTCTAGACTACCAAACAATTAGGTCTAGTTCCTCTTTTGTTTGGGCAGCATTAATGGCATCTACCAATGTTTTCTGCTTGAGAAATGCCGCCCCTTTACGCATGATACCTTCAGAGATACTAGTTTGAAACTGCGCTTTTGTAATATCATTATATGAACCATCTGCATTTTTATATGATTGATAAACATCAGTATCCGATGACAATGTCTCGATAATAGTCTTAACATCGATAATCGTTTCCAGATCAGTTTTGAAATGTAGACCATCAGAGGTAACTAACACTGAAGTATATTCAGCGTTACGCGCATTTACTATCTCGCGGCGTTTACGAGCGCGGAATATCTCTGGGTTCTCAGTATATAGAACTTCATCACGAATTTTAGATTCAATCTCCATCATTTCTTCGAAAGACTTAACCTCACCATCATAAAATTTTGATGTGGGTGTGATCTTCGATGCCTCCCCCTCAGTAATGGTTGCGATGTGAAAGTTATCACTAATAAGCGTGATCTGTCCAACATCTGCAATTTGAACGATAGTATAACTTTTTGAGTGTATTGATATGTCTTTCATATTTTATAGATCGTAAATGATGTTCTCTGCGTCCCAAATTCCACCAGTATACCCAGTCGCGCCAATAGGAACGTGGAACTCTGCAATATTACAAAGAAGAAATACCATATTACCGTGCGATGGCGCAACTTGTGCGAAACAATCAACACGCGAAAGGGATGTGCAGTTGAAAAACGCCATCTCGCCCAAATAAGACATAGAACTACCAATAGTTACCTTTGTAATATCGTCAATAGCTGAAAAGGATGCCTCCCCAATCGATGTGACAAGATCTGGTATAATCAACTCACCTGTAATCCCGTTACACCCTCGGAATGCCTCATTACCAATAGTTTCGGTCAAACTACCAAGTGTGATACTGGTTAACCCAGCGTTGTTTTGGAACATGTGGTCTGGGATTATCGTCATATTATCTGGAAGAACTAAACCACCAGTGAGGCCACACGCGCTAAATGCGCCTATACCATAAGAAACATTTGTATTTGGTAGCGTCAACCCCCCACCCAAATTACAACCAACGAATACATAATCACCAACCTCTGTGATCGATCTAGGTAACACTAGCTGCTGCGAACGTAAATTGATACAATTTTCAAATGCCCTCTCTCCTATGGTTTCGACGTATCTAGGTAGTCTAAGCTGGTCTTCATAGAATGCATCACACAATCTGAACGCAAATGCGCCGATGGATGCGATACTGTCGGGTAGCGTCAATGGTGAAAATCCATTGGTTACCCTAAATAATCCATCAAATGCGTTATCATTTATTGTCCTTACTTTATTTCCAATATATAGTTTGAGTGGGGTTGTAGTTCCCTCATACACAGATGGTATGTTATCATAGTCATACCATGATATATCACCCAATGTATCGATTATACTAGTAAACTGCACACCATCTACACCCACACCCATTGCTACTCGCAGTTGTGCTTGTTCTTCTGCTGTTGGTGGTGTTCCTGTTGGGGTGTTCCCTAAATCTATATTGCTCATATTATTTTGTTATTTTAAATTTTAATTATATACTAAATAGTTTCCATTGTATTGTATCGGCTCACCATTATATAGTATAGCATTATCGGGTAAGCCGTTAATTATAGGTGATATACCTATCTTAATTGCCCCAAGTTGTCTTACAGGAAATGGAAAGTGGTTAATCATAATTATGCGATGTATGCACCAATAACGTAAAGTTTTTCGCCACCAGCAGCACCGATAACATACCATTCTGATAAGTCATCTGATGATACTGTCATTGTAGGATTAGATGCTTTTAAGATAGTTCCAGTTGTTGTTGAAACACCAGCAGCACCAACATAAACAACATCAGTAGTATCTGGATCGATAGTTAGTGTTACCCAACCCTTTTTAGCATTGGCTGTGATTTGGGCAGCACTGGTTGTAACGTCAACTTGTGCATTAAATGGTGTATCTTGATATGCAGTATTGTCTAATATAGAACCACTTGATAGTGATGGTGAACTTGAAACATCAGATGCCGAATATGTTAGTTGAGCGTATACCCCATTTGGGTAACTCGCTTCAAGAGGGGTTCCAGTTGTATCTAACAAAATTACATTAGATGAACGGGGATTTGGTGTTTCAATTGCATTTTTGTTGATGATATCTGTCATATTTATAAATAATTTAAATTGTTTTAATTATTTATAAAAAATGAACCTAAAAGAAACCAAACTAAAAAACAACGTAATCACCCAAGATATACGCTTAGATCGAATTGAGGATTTTGATCCACGCAGTAAATCTTTCCCAATTTCGGATATTCAAAAATCTAAAAAACTTAGATCATATACATGGAGATGTGAAGAATGGTTTGATCAAGAAGCTGAAGGAAAATGTGTCGGCTACGCACTTGGTCATGAGTTATGTGCTAGACCAAGTGAAGTTCTTGGATTGACTAACCAGTTTTTAACACAAAAAATTTATTGGGAAGCACAAAAAATTGACCCTTGGGTTGGTGGGGCATATCCAAATGCCGAAAGATTTTATGAGGGTACTTCATTATTAGCTGGGATTAAGATCGTTAAACAATTAGGGTTTATTAAATCATATAGATGGGCATTTTCTATTGAAGAAACATTATATGGTCTTGGACATAATGGCCCTGCCGTATTGGGTATCCCTTGGTTCTACGACATGTATTTTCCAGATTCTAATGGATTTATTAAACCAACTGGACGACGTGTAGGTGGACACGCCATCCTAGCTAGAGCTATCAACGTTAAGGAAGGGTATGTGACACTACGTAATTCTTGGGGACAAGATTGGGGTAAAAACGGGGACTGTTACATTACATTTGATGATTTAGAACAGGTTCTAAATCAAAATGGTGAATGTGCATTCCTGTTAAACCGAACAATAAACCCTAACAAATAGAATCATTTATTGTTCTCAACCTTGAGAATTTAGGAAAACTATCTTGTTTAATATTATAAGTTGTTTTCGAATTTAATATACGCTGTTTCTCAGATTGCGTATACTCAGCCCAATTAATTATCTGATCAAGTGTTCTCCAACACCCCATACAATAATGTTCGATTGGATTTAATTTACATTTACCTACACAACATGTAGGTGTTTTGTCTATTATATTATTCATTATGAGCATTTTGACCAACCGCATGATGGGCAAGAAACACACCCACTTTGGTAACTTAATTCTTCACTTCCACAATCTGGACAAGTTTGACCAGTTACTTTTTGACCATCTTTAATGTATTTTTTCAATACTCTAGCGACAGCACTAGGTAAACTAAACATATCATTGGTAGATTTTTGCATTTGTTCTACAACAAATTCAATAGGAATACCGTGACGTAGCATTGTAGATGCCATTCTAAAAATAGTTTGCTCTTGGGGGGTAAAATGCTTAGAAAAATCATCAATTTCATCCGATCTTCCATCAATATCTAAACCATATTGTCCTTTTTTATGTTTGATAAGCTTACCCGAACATGTTTGCTTGACACCAAATCCGTTTGCTTTGCCCCCAAATACCTCATATGGTTGATCATTTAGCAAACCAACAGCTACAATATATTTTTCACCTTTAGCTAAAGCTAAATGGATATCAGCATCTAACACTTTGGGTCTTTTTGGTGCTTGATCAGTATGTAATTTAATTTCTTTTTTAGCGTCATCTTTAACTAAAACACCTGTTCTACAATTATCTCGGTAAATTGTTTGGCCTTTTAGTCCCATTTTCCATGAAGTTATATAGATATCATAAACAGATTCTTCTGTAACATCTTCGGGAAGATTTAATGTTGTTGATATCGCAGATGTTGTATATTTTTGCAATATAGATTGCATTTCAACTCGTTTAATCCAATTAATGTTATTTGCGGTTGATCCATGATAAGCAGTTGTTTTGACAAATTCATCGATAACTTTAGAGTCAGTTATATCTAACTTTTGTTTTAACATTTGTTCTTTAATTTTTGGATGTAGGATTGGATATCTCATCCAAGAATCTCCACTATCATCAACAAAATCAACTCTTTTATCTTTATCGTTCGGATTAATTTTAACATTTCTCAAAAAATATGGTAAAAATAATGGTTCACACCCAGAAGTTGTCTGCGTTTCAATAGACACTGAGCCAGCAGGAGCAATTGTTGACCAATTAACGTTTCTACGACCATATTTAATCATTCGTTTGGTTTCTTCTGGAAATTCTTCCAACATCATTTTGAAGAATGAATTACCACCTTCACCATTAGGAAATTCTAAATTAGTATCAAACCCACAAAATGATCCAAAAAGTATAGCCAAGTCAATAGATGCATCTATTTCTGCTTTCATTTTTTGGCGCATAACTTTATCAGTTGTTTTTAATGCATCTTCTGAATCGTATTTCAAATTACATGCTGCGAGCATATCACCTAAACCTGTAATACCGCATCCAACGCGACGACCAGATTCAGCCATGTCCTTAACAACATACCAAATATCCATTTCAATTTGTTTTTCGTTGTCTGGGATATTATCAGATTTAATTTTTTCAATAATTCTATCAATATATTTAATTTCCAAGTCAACTAAAATATCACCTAAAATCAATTGAATATAAGACACTTCATAAAGTTTATCAAAATCAATTTCAGCAGTATCTTCAAATGGGTTATTAACGAATGAATATAAGTTTTCTAAAATCAATCTACAAGTATCACCAACGGCCATTGGTTGCTCACCACACGCATTTGTCCCATCAACCCTGTATTTATCATATACACACGCTGGATCATAGTCTAACATTCTATCCCAAAAGAAAACACCTGGTTCGGCATTATCTCTAGCGCACTTCACGGTTTTATTGAATATATCTCTAGCTTTAGATTTCTTAACAAATTCATTTTTACCAACTTCTGTTAGTATTCCAAAATCTAAATCCGAATAATCCTCTTTAAGTTCTAAATTAGTTGGGAATCTATGAATGAATGTTTTATCATTGACAACTGAACTCATAAATTCGTCTGTATATTTAACCGATACGTTAGCCCCTGTAACTTTTGTGGAGTCTGATTTAATAGTAATAAAATGCTCAACATCTGGATGAGTTGCTTCGATATCTATTAAACAAGCACCTCTACGGCCATTTTGTGCAACCTCTCTTGTTGAAAAGGAGTATCTATGCATAAATGAAACTGAGCCTGTTGATGTTTGTGCTGCATTACTTACACTCGCTTCTTCTGGTCTTAGGTTTGATATACCCAACCCATATCCGCAACCTCTTTTTGCAACTGATACCAAACAAGTATCACTATACATAATTGATGAATAACTATCTTTGGGTGGGGGGAGTCTTAGGCAATTGCTCAGACTTCTATATGAATCATATACCCCAAGTCCTGCCATAACTCGACCCTGTGGAACAATATATTTAAATTTATCAAAATAATTGAATATATAATCATCTAATTGTGATTCAGATAATGACGATAATTTTTCAAAAAAATCTTTACCGTGATCAGATAAATTTTCTAATCCTAATGTTTTATTTTTTAATTTATTTGATAACTCTCTGGAAAATTCACCAGAAAGTCTCCTATGCATTTGATCTGGTGATTCTTCATCTCCGTTTTTGTATTTTCCTAAAAATACGTTTGCTGCTAATTCGTCTCCATTGAAATACTCTTTACTTTTTTCAAATGCTTTACTGCTCATATTGTTATTTATTTTTATAATTTAAGTTAAATGTTAATTATAACTGATACCAACTAATTGTCAATATAGTTATTACCCTTTGGTTTAATTATTTATCCCCCCACCGACTATTCCATAACCCATTCATAAAAAAGCAGTTATGAATCACTAAATCCATAACTGCTTGATAATTATAATGTTATATTATCTGCGGAATTTATTAATTTATTAAATTAATAGCCAAGTAATCTACGTCTACGTTTATTTCGCCCAGAATTAGATACTGTAGGTTCAACTGTCGGTTCAACTGTCGGTTCATCTGTCGGTTCAACTGTCGGTTCAACTGTTGGTTCAACTGTCGGTTCAACTGTCGGTTCAACTGTCGGTTCAACTGTTGGTTCAACTGTCGGTTCAACATCAACCATTATAGGTTTTTTGCCCACAAGCCCATGTTCGGTCGTACTTTTAGCTCTTGTACTTTTAGCTCTTGTAGTTTTAGCTTTTGTAGTTTTAGCTTTTGTAGTTTTAGCTTTTGTAGTTTTAGTTGTTGTTTTTTTTCTAGCCATAATATTTTTTTAATTATTTATACTTTTAAATTAATTTTGCAAGCATTCTACGCTGTGTTACCCCACCCTCTTTAAAATGACCATCCTTACCCCATTCAATAATTTCCCTTTTAACTTCATCCCATTCAACTTTATTTTTGATAATATTAAGGTATTTATTAACTTGATATTCTGAAAAATTAATATCTTCGGTAATCCATTTTTGTATTGATTGCGACCCATTAATTAAAAGTTTATACCTAGTAAGATAATTAAAATACTCTTTAACATCTTCACTATTTGGCTCTCTATTCTCTAACCAATATAATAAAAATCGTTTTCGTTTCATATCTCGTAAATTTTCTTTGCGACCATATGATATATGATATTCATACCATTTCTTAGTTTCTTCGAGAATCATATCAGTATTAATATATTCACCAGTAATTTTATAGGAATCTTTTAATACTTGTTCAATTGTGTTATTATTAATATGTTTTCGTATAGTTAATTTATTCATATGGTTTATATTGAGATATTGTATGGTATTTACATCATCATTATCATATACTAGATCATTCGGAAAGGAAAAATTAACTATAATATCATCACTCTGTAATTTAGGTGCTAGATATTTTTCATTATAGTTAATATCTATCCACTCTTTCAAAAATTGTAGAGTTTCTTTTGGGAATAACCCATAAGGTGTTGTTGATGGATGTAGCCAATAATCACCAGAATCGTAGTCATAGTATGGGATAATGAAACAACGCCCTAGAATGTTGGTTTTTGTTGAAGAGACGAGGTATGCAATCATACAACTATTAGCTATAATCATATCATGTATACATTCCTTATTAAAACCATCTTCAAAATTCAAACAACTATCCCAATCTTGATTCAATGATGCACATGCGATATCATATGGGTGACGCGATATTACCAATTTAAATTTCTGCCTATATACACAATCCCTAAAATGATTTGAAATATATTTGTTGTTTTTTACAACCTTCCCGATTTTGTATATATTCTTATCATCTTTTTTTGTAGCATACCCACCTACATAATCAGATATCTTATAACCATTATCATTCAAATAGTTAAAAACTAATTTATATGAATCGCTATTAGAATAATCTAAATTATTAATAGATATCTCAAATCTATCTTTACCATTTGGGAATAGTTCTGAAAAATTATTTTTATATAATCCTCGACTAAATTTAATCGCCTTCTTAAATACTCTCTTTTGTTCACCTGTTAGAATTTTCATAAGTTAAAACCCTATGATGTGGGAGACATATCAAATGTCAATAAATTTCTTCATCTAAATTATTATAATAATCTTGGGACTCATCTTCTAGATGTTTATCATATTCTAGATTAAGAAAATCTTCTTCAAAAACATTTTCAACGAATTCTTTAGGTGTCATTTTTTTCCACCAATCATGTAAATAATCTTCAATTACATAAAGATCACCTTCTTCAAAACATTCAAACCCAAGAGTTTTTAAACAATATGAGTTAGCTTCTTTTCTGTATTCTTTTTTATTCATCTTCTTTAATTTCTGGAAAATCTTCACCATTTGCAACATAATTCCAATAATGATAGCTACCTTCCATTAATAATTTATTACCTGCATCGAGATTTTCAGAACCAGTAAATCGCGTATAAAATTTATTAATCCCATATGCCAATGAAGCATGAGCTTTACGACATCTATTTTGTTCCTTTATCGTAACCATACCATTTTTATCATATTGAATAAATGGTTGTAATGTATTATAATGAACGTGCTCATAATGTCCATTTGGTGTATTTTGACCAACAAATAAAAACGCATCATCAACACCAGCTTTAACTAAACTATCTAAAGCCTCTTTAATTGCCGTATATTTATCTTGATCCTCTTTGGGTTGATTATCATAAAATGATTCGTTTTTACGATCTAACTCTTTTTGAGCAGCTTCAAAGTGTTCTTGGTTTTTTCTTTCGTATTCAGTCATATCACTTTTGTTCAAAACAATTCTCTTTTTTAGGTGGTGAATCTTTAGTTGTATCACATCTCAATTTCTTGCACATTGGATACCCAAATGGTGGGTCTTGAAATTGTTTACAGTTTGCACATATTTTGTTTTTATTGTTATTCATAATTCTATAGTAATACCAGCGTTTTTAAGTTCTTTAATTTTTCGTTTAAAATAAGGTTTCCAATCTTCGTATTCGGTATCATCCTTTATAAATTCGCGATCATCATCTTCAGAACACCAAATATCTATTCCCATAAAGGTTATATTCATAAACCCATATCCAAATACATAGTCAGCTTTAAATAGGGTTAACCCACCCTCTTCAACAATATTTTCTAATTTTGGGTTCTTTTCGAGAATATCCCAAGTGAGTTCATCTAATACTTCTATCAATTTTTCATCCATACTATAATTATTATCTATATATTCTTAGGGTTGTCAAGATATTTTTCAAATTTTAATTTACCACAATCCCATATAATATCATAACCATTATTTTTGAGATTTTCCCATTCTGTTAGATTTTTATCATAGTTCTCAAATCTGTTTTTAATGTATTTGTGTCTAAATTGTCGCTTATCTATGGTTACATATGGGTATCTACCAGTTGTAACTCGATAATTCGGTGGATTAGTTTCGGTTAAATTAAACCCTAATTTATAATACATATCACCATTTGACCATCGTTTATCTGCAAATGTGGTTATCTTATGTGGCTTATAATTTCTTTCAAAATATTTTAACAATTTACCTGCCCCACCTATAACATTGAAATGAAAATTACAACAATACCTGTTTAATACCCATTCATTATTTTGGTTTTCTTTCTTAAATGTCATAATAGATGTTATTCTATTATTGTAAAATAATCCCAACTTTATTGAAGAACTATCATTCTTTAATAAATGATATTTATCTAGAAATGATTTTTTAATTTTATTGTCAATTAATCTAACCCCACACTTTCTACCATATATTGATATTTTATTTTTTTTGAAAATAGAATTTAATTTAGATACAACTATCTTTTCATCATGAACTATCTCATCTTCATTTATATGATATAATTGGATACCTAACTTTTCACACTCTTTTGTTTTATTAAGATGATACGACATCCCCTTACCCCCAAGAAATTGGGTGTGATATCTCAAGCCATTAATTTCAAATGCAATACCCTTATCTTTAAAATAAAAATCCAGTTCTTTATTATCCTCTAATATACCGCGTTTTCTTTCTTCAAATATGATATCATTATCTTCTAAATATTTTTTAATAAACTCTTCAAGTCTTGATTTTTTATTGTTACACTTTTGACAACCATGCTCACCGTTTCTATGGTCAAATATACTTTGAAAGAAAAATTCTTCGTGCTTATTACATAATATCTTTATCTTGGTTCTTGTTATACCATCATAATCTTTTTCAGCCAAACTGTAATCATATGTATCTTCACCATGAATTCGATTACAATCCTCTACAAACTCTTCGAATGATATAGACTTATCAAACTTCAAACACTCAACACATCCCCCAAATTTACTATGTATATGGTTATTAGGGGTGACTTCAACACTTGTGTTATGTTTATTACATTTTAAAATACCTTTAGTAAATGCATTAACATATACAAAATTAGAATAATCATAGGTGTCTCCGAATATATTTTTAGATGATATTATAAAATCATCTAAATTTCTAATTTGATTGCTCTTTAAACATACTGGACAAACCTTTAATTTAACGTGGTTACTTGGTGTTTGTTCGAATGTATTATTGCAGGTATTACATTTAATATTTATTTTTGTATGGGAATCTACATATATCACATCAGAATAGTCAAATAAATCTCCATGTAATTTTTTAAAATTAGATATTACAGTTGTTAATGATAATTTATTTTGATTCGATATTTTGTTATTAGAACATGTAGGACAACCTTGCTTATTTATTAAATGGTTAACAGGGGTCTTCTCAAATATAGTGTAACATGTATTACATTTAATCTTTAATTTAGTTTTATTGTTTATGTAGTTAGATAAATTGTAATCATATTTATCGCCGTGTATTTTTACAGCACTTTCTATAAATTGTTCGGTTGTTTTTCGTTTACTAGTCATCGTTTTAATTATTTATACTATAGAGTTGAATCTGTCAACAATTAAACACAAAAAAAACCCACTCCGAAGAGTGGGTTTAGAATGTTTGTCCTTAAACGACTATACGTAGTGATCTTCTGTCATGAAGACTGAAGTTTCACCAGGAGTGAACGCTACATCAAGGTTCTTCACAATGATTGTGTGGTAGAACAGATCAGCACCGAATAGGTGGTCAACCACGCCGTAACGAGTCATAAGACCGACGATTGGGTTGAAACGAACTGGATCGATTGTTCTTTGAACCATAACAGGGATGTATGGGCAATAAATGATACCAGTATCGAAGAATTCTGGTCCTTTATAACCTAACAACGCATAGTCAACACCGTTGGTTCTTGAACCAGAGATGTATTGAGACTCTGTACGAGTATCACGGTAAACATTGAAACGTCCAGCAAGTGTTCCAAGTTTTGCGATACCTACAGGTTGTGTATTCACATTACCGTTAACAGCCATGAATTGGAACTCTGGAAGAGATTCAAGCATAGCGCATACGGATGGAGTTGCAACGATGAAGTTAGCAGCACCACGACGATTGCGGATAGCAACACGGTTAGCTTCTACAAGTAGTTTTTGATAGAAGTGACGGTTACGTTCACCAAGCCAACGACCGTCAGCAGATGCAGGTTCCCAGATGGAATAACCTTTACCACGTCCAGCAGTTAGAGTAACTTGGATCATACGCATGATCATTTCACGGTCAATTTCAGCTTGAATTTCATAAGACATTGCATTTGTCATTTCGTTATCGATATCGATACCGTTCATGTTGCGAACGTCTTGTTCAAGTTCCACTGACCATTTTGCAGCGAGTCTACGTGTTCCAGCTTCAACAGCAGTTTTCTCAAAAGAGATAACCATTTGTGGAATTTGGTCGTTAAGCTCGAAGTTTTTAAGCAGATCAGCAACACCTTGGTCTTCACCTACGAAAGCGAAGTCAGAACCACCAGAAAGGCGATCAGAACTTGTACCTGTAAAGCGAGTATCAAGGCTATTGTAACCAGCTTCTTTACCGTCTGCGGAAGCAGAATAGTTACTTGTGCGTGTGTCACTACCACCTAGAGAATCACTTTCGTATTTATAACGAAGAGCGAACGCTAGTCCGACTGGTCCAGACATAGGCTGAACACCAACGATTTCATTCGTGATAAGTTCTGGGAACGTACGACGAATCATTGGGATTAATACTTTAGGGAGACGTGCATCTCCTTGTGCATAAGTGTCAGCACTGAATTGATTAGCTCCGTTGGTTCCAAGACCAGCAGCAGCATTGTCGCCATAAGCACCGCCAGCGAAACTGTTACCAGCTTCGTTGATAAGCCCACCATTTTGAGAACACCAGTTTTCTTGGTTTTCTAGTAGGATAGCAGTGTTAAGACGTGTATTAGACTCTGTGATAGCTTTAACTTTCTCAGATTTGTAATCAAGGACAGGACTCCACTTTTCTAGAAGTGCGCTTGCGCGACCTCTATCGATGTATGAGTTTGATGGTTTAATCATAATATTTTATTTCCTTTATTTGTTTGTTTGTTTGTCTTTAACGTTTTACTATACTCAGGCGAGTCTGCCTCATGGTCTAAATTTTATTATTAAATTCCGATTCAATAATTATTAAAATGTGTCGTTGAATCCACTAAGATATTGTTCAGTTCCTGTTAAGGTAGCTTCTTTTTTCTCTTTAATGATTTCCTTTTCGCCTCTATCTACATTTTCAGAGATGATTTTTGTTTTCTTAGTTGCTTGTTCTTTAAGAATTTCACGACTTGAATCCTCTTCTTCATCAAAAAGAGCTAGAGTGTATTCGAAATTTTCTGTAATGAAATCAATTGACTTGTTACCAAGAACTTTGTTAATATATTCCTTTTTAACTTTTGGGAGTCCTTGTGTTTTTTCGGCAAGAATTTCTTTGCGCTTACCATCAACTTTTTCTGTAAGAAGTTTTTTGCGGTCAGCTTTAAGTTTTTGATTCTCTTCACGAAGAGAATCAATTTCTGTTTTAGCTTCTGTGATTCCTTCTTTAACAAGTTTGTTTTGTTGAATTTTATCAACACCGATCAAGCGAGCAATTCTTTCAAGAACGACTTTACTACGAACATTCTCAACAGCTTCTTGCAATTCTTTTTTGGGAACTTGTTCTTCAACTACGATGTCAAAGAATTTGTCAACTTTATTTACAAGAGTATCTTTAAACTGTTTACACTCGGTGATATATTCTGATTTATATTTTGTAATTAGTTTTGAAAGTTGATCATAATGTTTTTGACTAAGACCTTCAACAAGAGTCTCCATCTTTTCGGTGTGGTCGTTGTCAATGTCTTCCAAAAATTTTTCTAACTTATCAGCGTATTGGGCATCTTGTTTAGCAAGTGCAGCTTCAAGTTTAAGGTCGTAATCTTTTTTAGCTATCGATTTAGCTTTCGTTTCAATTGCTTCTTGTAGCTTTTGAAGATTTTCTTCTGAAAGTGTATCTTTAGTTGCTTCTTTAAGTAGGTCTTGGATATCCATGATTATTTATTTTTAGATTTAGAAATGGTTTTTATTTTACCACTGATTTTACCTTCAATGATAGCTGATATATTACCTTTAGCTTTAGAATAATCGCCATCGGAAATATTTTTTAAAAGTTGATGAATTTCTTTTTTATTGCTCATTTTTAATTATTTATAAAATAACCCAAAAATTATTTAATTTTTGATATAAAATTCATGATCTGCTCCATTAAGTATTTCTCAATATCTCTCTTTGGAAGGTGATCTATTGATTCTTGAAAACCATCATAGATAATTTCATTGCCTTGATTATAATTAATCATGAATTCTTTATTCTCTAAAATACCATTAACAAAGCAACTTGCATTCTTTCCTTGACCACTTGGTTCCCAAACTGTGTCTGTCGCCACCATGCGTGGACCTTTTACATAATTCACGCCATTACTCTCAGTTAATTGTCCAAGACAACGAGTAGATTTGCCTAATTTGACCCCATCTCTAATTAAACTCTCTTGGAGTTTACCCATAGGTGTTGATAAACATTGTGCTTTACCAATATAAACATTTCCTTCTTTAATTAAAGAAATTGTCATATCACATGCACGTTCTAAATTAACATCAGCCTCGTTAGGGTGATTCATCTCATTTAGAGCGCGTTTTGTATTAACATATTTTTCAATGTATGTCTCCACACACGGGTCCATCTCCGACGATTCATAGATTCTCCCGTTTTGATTCTTTTCATCAAGCATGATGAACGGACCTTTAATATAATATTTTGGTTCAGAATTATTATTTTTCTCTTCAACCAAATATTCAAAAGAATCTACATCTACATCTTCAACAATTAATTTATACTTACTTTGCATTTTAATTATTTATAAAATGCAAAGCAATTTTAAATATAATTAGTAAATTTTCTCAAAAACCATATTTCCACAATCCCAAATACGATTCCATCCATTTTCAACCATATTTTCCCATTCGGTTTTATTGGAATCAAACTTAGGTAATTTTTTAGATAATTCGGATTTTCTAAAATTGAAACGATGATAAAGTTTAGAATTATTACTATCATTAAAATACCAATAATTGGGTTTACTATCATGTGTATGGGTAAATCCTAATTTGAAATATAGATCACCTTTTGACCACCTTTTGTCAGCATATGTAACAATTTTTTTAGGATTATAGTTTCTTTCAAAATATTTTAATAATTTACTAGCTCCACCAATAACATAGAAGTTAAAATTACCACAATATCTTGATAATTCATATTCACCTTCTTCGGATGTTTTTTTACCCATAGCTATACGCCTTTTACAAAATGTCATAACCGATACCAAATGATCATTATAAAATAATCCAAGTTTAACTGAAGATTTATCATTACCTTGAAGATGGTATTTGTTTAAGAATTTGGATTTTAATTTAGTATCAATTTCTCTAACTTCGCATTTTCTACCATGAATTTTTCTTTTTGAAATGTTGAGAATTGATTTAAGTTTAGATTCAACAATTCTCGGTGTATTATCAATTTCATTTTGATTTATATGGAATAATTGAATATCTTTTTCTTTACATAAATTTGTTTTATTAAGGTGATAATTTTTATCTTTACCCCTTAATTCAGAATGCCAGTAAATACCGTTAACCTCTATAGCTATTTTATAATCAAGTAAATAAAAATCTAATTCTAATGGGGGTATTACATCTCTGATGCGCTCTCTGAATATTATTCCCTTTAATTTGGTTTTTAAAAATTCTTCATATTTTGATTCAGTTGATGAGCACTTAGGGCAACCACATCCTTTTGATATATGGTTATTCGCCGTTTGAAAAAACGAACCATGTATTGGGCAAATTATTTCAATTTTGTCTAACGATCTTCTATAATTAACAAGAGAATAATCATATGTGTTACCATGAACATAATTTACTTTACCCAAAAATTGCTCAGTAGATAATACTTTCACACATCGTTTACACCCTTGACCACTTAGATGTTTTTTCGGTTTTTGAAAAAATGAACCATGTATCGGACAGATTATTTCAATTTTATCTTGTCTAGTATAATAATTTACATTAGAATAATCATATTTATCACCATGTAAAATTTTAGCAGATTCTATAAATTTAGACGTATTTGATTTTAAATATTTTACAGTTTCATCTTGACCACATTTTGGACAACCGAATTTACTTTGAATATGAGATGCGGGGGTTTGTAAAAAATCACCATGATCTGGACAATTTATTGTTACCTTCGAACAATTATTGTTATATTCAACATTAGAATAATCAAATTTATTTTTGAATTTCTTATTTGCAGTCTTAAAAAATGCTTGCGCTCTATACTCTATAGATTTTGGCATTTTACTATATTATTATATATTTAATTATTGTCAACCAAATATTCAAAAGAATCTACATCTATATTCTTCAACAATTAATTTATACTTACTTTGCATTTTAAATATAATTAGTAAATTTTCTTAAAAACCATATTTCCACAATCCCAAATACGGTTCCATCTATTTTCAACCATATTTTGCCACTCTATTTTATTGGGGTTAATAAAATTACCTAACTACCATGAGATTGCTTCTAGTTCAGCAAACGTTGATGCTGTCATAACTGCTTGAGTGAGTCCATGTAGCTTAATAGAGTAGATACCAAAGTCTCTGCCTTGAATCGCCTCACGGATAGTAACCATATCATCAACGCCTAGATTAACGAAAGACCCGTCAACGCATTTGTAGTTGGGATATTCGCCATTCTCCAAAATTGGTGATGTACCAGCATTCACAAGATTTTCAATCCCTTCTAGGTGGATTAGAGTCCTTGCATCGACGTGGAATGTCCCAATCCCATCCACAATGATATCTGATTCAGACTCAATTCTTGCGGCTTCTCTGAACGCATTTAGCTTACGTTCCTTAGCTGCGTCTGGATCGCTTTGAAATCGTTCCTCTTGACGCGCAGCTAGTCGGGCAAGACGTTCAATCTCTCGCATCTCTCCCAGTGTCTTTAACTCACCATCTACTAAAAATAGTGGATCGTTTGATGCTTCAATGGTTGCTGCCTGTTCGTCAGTAATCGCCACGATCTCCATACCGTCAAAAGTTGTCAGTGTGCCTGTATCACCAACTCTGAGGATGTAGTGTCTTTCGATGTTTATTAATGCTTCTTTCATATTATATGTAGGTTGGGAAGGATGAGAAATCTGCCTCCGTGACTGTGTAACCTGTTGACACTCCCGCTTGGGCATCTGCGTCAGCAATCATCTGGTTGAGCGCGTCGATGTGCTCGCAGACCGCCGTCCCTGCACCTGCACCTCCCCATGTCCAAGCGGTAATTAGTACGAGTTCCCCATTAAGTATGACAAATGCAGGGTTGCCCGAATCACCAACAATCTTATTTTCGTGGAATATTAACCTGTTGGCAT